TTTGTATTCTATGAACTTTATAGGACCACCTTTAACATTTGCTGTTAATTTAATTAATGAGGGAGCAGGACTACTAGGGCCGAAAGCAGCAGTAAATACACCAAAAGGCGTATTCTTTATGTCGAAAAAAGGTTTCTACTACTACAACGGCGCAGTGCAAAAACTACCATGCTCTGTGCAAGATTATGTTTTTTCTGACCTTGATGAAGGTCAAGCGTTTAAATGTTTCGCAGGTTTAAACGAAGAGTTTTCCGAAGTGTGGTTTTTTTACCCATCTCTAACAGATAATGAAACCGAAATATCCAGATATGTAATTTTTAATTATGAAGAAAATAGTTGGAGCGTAGGATCATTAGAAAGATATAGTTGGTTAGCAGCTGGTGTTTTAAACAAGCCATTAGCAGCTGGCGAAGCCTCATCCACTAAATTTATTTACGAGCATGAAAAAGGTTTTAACAACGACACTGATCCCATGGATGGTGTATTTGTTGAATCAGCAGATATAGACATTGCGGACGGCGATCGTTTTGTATTTTTAAAACGCATCTTACCAGACATATTGTTTGTCAATGATATAGGCACCAGCCAAGATCCAGCAATCAATGTTGTAGTCAAACGCAGAGATTTTAGTAATCAAACTTTATCAACAGACTCAACTACACAAATTAAGTCGACCAGCACTTTTGGATCACTTAGATCTAGAGGTAGGCAGTTTGTCTTGCGTTTTGAAAGCGATGACGACAATACAGCGACCGACAGAAAAAATTATAAATGGAGATTGGGTAACACTCGTGTAGAGATACAGCCGTCGGGGAGAAGGTAAATGAGCAAGCTCTTGCCAACCAACTTACCTTTTGCTACAGGCGAAACAGTTTCAGCCGATACATTTAATCGTTTAATAAGAATATTAGAAATAAACCTTGGTTCAGTCGATCCAAATGCCATACAAGTCTTTAATTCTACAGAGGTAAGTGAATTGCAATTTGCTACTGGAGCGATTATATTTAACAGTACGACAGAGGTTCATCAAGGCTTTGATGGTACAGAGTTTAGAAATCTGTATGAACATCAAACTTACTTGACAGGATTATCTGCTACAATGAGTATAGGTAGTGTGACAGTGAGTACATAATGATAAATAAGTTATTAAGAAAAAGAATATTAGGACTTACAGGAGATGCAGCAACTTTGCCTCCAGAGCGTATGGAAGCAGAAAACCAGCAAGCGATTGATTCTCTATCTGAATTAATGACTCCAGGAAAAGGCACTATATCCCGAGAAATGGAAATATTTAGAAGCACCGCGCCGCAAGGACCTAGACTTATTGATGGCTCGCCTTTACCAGAGGGTATGGTGCCAGGGCCGACTATGACTATGGAGTATAGGGACTACAATCAAAATGGTATAGAAGACAGAAAAGAAGGTATATATTTGCCAAGAGATTTAGTGCCAGAAAGTAGTTTATCGCCAAAGATGAATTATCCAGATGCTTTTTTTGCAAGACCACCAGAAGGCGGTTTTCGTAATATGGATCCTGGATTTGGTCAAAGTTTTCCTAAAACTATGCCAAGTGATACCGACCCTTTAGATGATATGGATGAAGAAACCAAACAACAAATACAAGACTTACTTGGAAAATCACAACAAAAAATACAAGCACCATTAGCTCCATTAGCAGAACAACTTGCTATGGCTGGTGAGGGCGAAGATACAGCATTAGCGCATGTGCGTCCGGGCGAAATAGTAATACCGCCAGAGTTTATGGACGATGCAAAGTTTGAAAGTGCATTAGAAAAGAAGTTCAAAGAATTTAATATAGATCCAGAACAAGCTGTTGTTGGAGCAGGCATAGCTAGTTTAAATCCGCAGACAGGCTTAGAACAATTTGGTTTCTTTAAAAAGCTAGGTAAAAAACTTAAAAAGGTAGTTAAAAAAGTTGCGCCTATTGCAGCTTTCATACCTGGAGTTGGTACAGCTCTTGGTGGTGTTCTAGGCGGTATAGGTGGGTTAGCCACTAAAATACCTGTCATTGGAGGAACATTGGGTAAAATTGGAAGCACTGTTGCAGGAGGTATTGCTAAATTAGGCATACCTGGTATTTCACCTATTGCAGGTGGTACAGCTGGTGGTTTTAGCGGTATTGTACCTGGATTACAAAATCCTTTAGCTGGTGGCATTTTTGGACAAACTGGCTCTACTTTTGCAGGCGGTCCAGCAGCAGGACAAGGTTTAGCAAATCAATTCGGTTTAGGCAGTGGCACACCAAATCAAGTTGCTGCTTACAATCAAGCACAACAAGCTCAAGCAGCTTTAAATAGCATGACTCCAGCGCAAATAGCAGCTAATCCGCAACAATATCAACAGTTACAACAATTAGCTGCTGGAAGCGGCGGTGGTATGTTTAGTCGTATGACAGGCGGCGGTGGCGGAATTGGTGGCTCTGGCGGCGGTGGCGGTGGAGGCTTTTTAGGAGGTCTTGGCCAAGCCTTAAAAATAGGTGGTATCGGGGCATTAGCTGCTGGTTTAGGTAAGCTAGCTTATGAAGACGCACAAAAACAAACAGGCGTGCCTTTAACTCCATTAACAACCATGAGTCCTACAGGCAGATACAATATTGAGGCTGAGATAGCTAGAAGAATGGGCCAACCGACACCAAATCCAGTTGAGTTTGGTTTACTACCAGCAGGCACCATACCAGAGTTATCTGGAGGTAAGCCAAAAGGTATGAGTTTAGGTGGTGCGATTGAAGAACTACAAGGCGGTATGGCTATGGGCATGCAAGAAGGTGGACCTGTTGCTTTGGACTCTTTAGCTCCCGCACCAATATCCAGAACACCAGACATGATGATGTTTTCTATTGACGCAGAAATTAAAAATTTAATGACTGAATACGACATGGTGGTTAGAAATAAAGAGTTTGAAAGAGCACAAATGATTGCAGATGAAATCGATCAACTGCAACAACAAAAAATTGCAATTCAATCACAAAACATGCCACAACAAAAACCACAAAGGAAGGGCATTGGTTCTATGCCAATGATGATGTACGGCGGTCCTGTAATGGCTTACGCTCAAGGTGGAGCTGTGGCGTTGCAAGAAGGTGGTGAGCTTGATCCAAGTCAATTTCCTAAAATGGACGGCGACATAAATGGTCCGGGCACGGAAACAAGTGACGATATACCAGCTATGCTTTCAGACGGAGAGTTTGTTATGACAGGCCGAGCAGTTAGAGGCGCTGGTTCTTATGATATGCAAAAAGATAGTAAGGGTATTATTAGTTTAACACCAAGTTTTAATGAAGACAGAGAAAGAGGCATGGACCTTATGTATAAGATGATGGACACTTTCGCTGGCGAAGCCAAGCCGAGTTAGTTATGAGTTTATTGCGTAATTTGAATACTAGGTTGGGAAGAATAGGCATAGATCCAAATATTTCTATACCACCAAAATTAACACCATCGCTTCCTCGTGGACCTGTAATAAGATTGCCAAAAAAACCACCATCAATCGGCAGGCTGCCATCGATAGCAGAGCCTATGCCGATTGTTAGAAAATTACCTGTTGGTGAGCCGATACCATTCGTGCCACCAATAATACAACCAGAGCCAATGCCTGTAGAACCCATTAGTCCTATAGCAGCTCCAATGCCAATTAGATTGCCTATAGATATGCCAATGCCTGTTGCAGAACCTATGCCAATCTCTATGGCAGATCCTATAGAAGTGCCTGTTGCACAACCTATGCCAATGCCTATACAACAACCTATAGCGACACAACCGCTAGAGCGAATGGATATGCCTATAAACAAAAAAAGAGATTTCATGTCTATTGAAAGAATACCAACGCCACCCAAGCGTCAAGATTTTATGTCAATCGGTGGTCCTGGAGGTGGTTTTGGTTTAGACGAAAGAGATGCAATAGATAGCGGTGTTCCAAGTGCGCCGAGTCCTGGTATCGGTCTTGGAGCTGTAGATGACCTAGGAGTGCCTATCTTTGGTAATCGAGATACACCTGGAGCAAATAGCACTGCATTTGAGAGAAAAAATGATCCAGAAAGTTTAAGACTACAAGGTGGGCCTAAATATACAACAATGCCAGTTGGTCCAGGTGTGCCATTTGATCCAAGTGGTTTACAAGCAAGAATTAGTGATTTGGAAGGCAGACAAATGTTTGATCCATCTGGATTAAAGTCAAGAATTGATGCACTAGAAAACAGACAGATGCCAACATTTACACCGTTTGATCCGAGTGGATTACAATCTAGACTAGATGCTTTAGAAAACAGGCAAATGCCATCTTATACGCCATTTGACCCATCAAGCTTACAAAGTCAAATAGATGCGTTACAAAATAGACAAACGCCAATGTTTAATCCAAGCGGTTTACAAGCTAGATTAAATACACTGGAAGACAGAATTCAAAAAACTGGGAATCTTAATATGACAGACATTGAAGCGTTGATTGAGCAACGACTGTCTGATTCTTTGAGAAATATGAATCTTTCACCAAGAAATCCTGGCGTTAATTCGATTACATACGATCCAAATGTTTCGATTCCTTTTAAAGAAGAGGATTTGAGAAAAAGATATAACAATAGATTGTTTATAGGTCAAGGCGGTCCATACGACATTTAAAAAAAAGTGGACGGATTAAGATTAGCAGAGTATATTCTAAAAGAATTGCGAAACAGACAAGACCAGATTTCTGATCATCTGTCTAGCGGTTCAATAAAAACGATGGAAGACTATCGTTTTCTTATTGGAGAGTTGACGGCACTTCGCTCCTTTGAAGATGATGTAAAAGAAGTGTTGCAAAAATCAACTGGAGACAGTTTAGATGAGTGACTTAGCAGTCCCAAAACATATAGAAGCCGAACGCAAGGCTCAAAAAGAAGCGCAAAAAATAGAGGAAAACAAAACAAACGGTAAAGCATCGATCCAAGATGCTTATATCGAACCTCAAGAAAGAGTCCTTGACCCTTCCCTTATTGACAACTCACTACTAGAAAGAATGCCCGAACCAACGGGTTGGCGTTTATTGGTGTTGCCATACAAAGGAAAAGGCGTTACAGAAGGAGGCATTGTTTTACCCGATACGCTTGTAGACAGAGAAGCTTTAGCAACTGTGGTGGCTTATGTGTTAAAAGTCGGTCCATTGGCATACAAAGACTCTAACAAATTTGGCGGAGAACCTTGGTGTCAAACGAAAGACTGGGTTTTAATTGGAAGATATGCAGGCGCTCGATTTAAATTAGATGATGGTGGCGAAGTTAGAATTATTAACGATGATGAAGTCATTGGCACTATTTTAGATCCTGACGATATCCAGAGCCTATAATCGGAGCAAGACATGGCAGAAGAATTACCAGAAATTACTGATGAAAAAATTGAAAAGGCTGCATTGCCAGAAGGCAAAAGAGCCAATGAAGAAGTATCTGAAGAATCTACTTTTATTGAATTAGAAGGAAAAGACTTAGATAACCTTCCGCCAATAGAAGAAGAGGAAGTTAAAGAAGATTTTGAAACCAGTAAACACGTTGAGAAACAAGCAGAAGAAATTGAAAACGAAGCTGAGAAAAGAGCTAAGTTAGCGCAAAACAGAATTGATAAAGCCGTTAAACAGGCCAAAGATTATCAAAGGCGAGAACTTCAGGCGCTTCAATATGCAAAACAAATTGCTGAAGAAAACAAAAAACTTAAAGAACAGCAAACTCAAATGTCAAATAGCTATGGAGCTGAATTTGGCGCAAGAGTTGAATCTCAACTAGAAGCTTCTAAAATTGCTTTGCAAAAAGCAATGGAAGAAGGAGAGGCTGAAAAGATAGCAGAGGCTCAATCAATATTGGCTGCGGCTTCTGCCGATAAGGTTGCTTATGATCAGTATCAAAAACAACTCGAAACATACAATCGAGAAATGGAACAATACGATGCAGATCAACAAGCATATATTCAACAGCAGAGAATAGATGCCCAACAACAAAGTCAAGAACCTGTTTATCAACAACCTTCTGAGCGTGCTCAACGATGGGCAAATGAGAATACTTGGTTTGGCCAAGATAGAGTCATGACCAATGTTGCAATTGCTGTTCACGAACAGTTGGCGCAAGAAGGATTTGACACAGAGTCAGAGGACTATTACTCTGAGATTAATAAACGAATGAGGCAAGAATTGCCAAACAAGTTTCAAGATAACGTGGAAGCTGACGGAAAACCCGTCCAAACCGTTGCTTCACCATCACGCAGTAACTCAAATGGACGCAGGAAAAATCGTAATCAGGTAGAGCTGACACCTAGCGAACAGCAATTAGCTAAAAGACTGGGCGTTTCTTTCAAAGATTATGCAGTTCACAAAGCGAGGTTAGATAACTCATGAATGATAAAGTTGAAATCGAAGAAAACGTTGAAATTGACAGAACTTCTCGAAGTTCAGAAACAAGGGAAACCCAAGAGGCTAGACGCCCCTGGGAACCACCTTCTCTTTTGAAAACGCCTGAACCTCCTCCAGGTGTTCGTTATCGTTGGATACGAACAGATGTAAGAGGCCAGGAAGATCGAAAGAATGTCATGCAACGATTTAGAGAAGGATGGGAGCCTGTCAAGCCGGAAGAAATTCCAGAATTTGATGTGCCAACCATTGATCACGGCAAACACGCAGGTGTTGTTGGGATTGGTGGACTCATGCTTTGTAAGATTGATGATTCAATTGCCGAAGAAAGAAATCGGTATTTTGAACAAAAAACAACCAATCAGATGAATGCAGTTGATAATGACCTCATGCGTGAAGAACATCCTGCAATGCCAATTACAAATAATCGGCAATCCAGGGTTACTTTTGGTGGTAACTCTAAAAAATAATTTAGAGCTACTGAATTTTAATCTCGTGATCGGAGAAGTTAATTATGGCAAATAAAGACGCCGCATTTGGTTTGCGTCCAGCCAAACATGTTAGCGGTTCACCGTTCAACGGAGGTCAATCTAGATATAGAATTACAACAGGCGACACGTCTTATTCTACGAAAATTTACATGGGTGACATTGTGACTCAGAACACAGGAGGTACGATTACTCGTATCGCTCGTGCTGATGGTGGTAGCGCTACAAGCGATATCATTGTTGGTGTGTTCAACGGTTGTTACTACACTGACCCTACTACAAGTAAACCAACGTGGAGTAATCATTGGCCAGGTAATGCTGCCACTGATGCAGTTGCTTTTATCATTGACGACCCTTATGTCGTTTTTGAAGTACAAGCAGATGCAGCTATGCCAGTCGCAGACCTTTTTGGTAACTTTGACATTGTGGATCAGTCCACAGTTGGAGATACCACAAGTGGTCGTTCAAATGTTGAGCTTGACGTGACAACAGGTGCTACTACAGCAACGTTGCCGCTGAAAGCAATTGGTATATCTACAGACCCTCAGAACTCCGATGTTGGAAGCGCGAACACCAATGTGCTTTGTTTAATACAGAACCATCTGTATAGACAGGCTCAAGTTGGTCTAGCATAAGGGAGATATAACTAATGGCTATTTCAAGAGCACAGCTCACTAAAGAACTAGAACCTGGTTTAAATGCCCTTTTCGGCATGGAGTATTCTCGATATGAGAATGAACACGAGGAAATTTTTGAATCTGAAAATTCAGACAGAGCTTTTGAAGAAGAAGTTCTTATTTCAGGTTTTGGAAATGCTCCCGTGAAGCGTGAGGGCGATGGTGTTGAGTTTGACACAGCCTATGAAGGCTTTACTGCTCGTTACACCCATGAAACTATTGCACTTGCATTTGCATTAACAGAAGAAGCTGTAGAGGATAACCTCTATGACAGACTTGGTGCACGTTATACTAAAGCACTAGCTAGAAGTATGGCTCACACTAAACAAGTTAAAGCTGCTAATGTTCTAAACAATGCATTTAGCTCTAGTTACACAGGTGGAGATGGAGTATCACTGGTAAACAGTGCACATACTCTTGCGGGTGGAGGTACTTACTCAAATACACCTAGTACCCAAGTTGACTTGAACGAAACATCACTTGAAGATGCGTTGATTAGTATCTCAACTTTTGTTGATGATCGTAATCTAACGCTAGCTCTTCAAGGGATGAAGCTAATTGTGCCACCACAACTTCAATTCGTAGCAGATCGCTTGCTCGAAACTCCAGGCCGTGTTGGAACAGCTGACAACGATATTAATGCAATCAAAAATATGGGAATGATTCCTGAAGGCTATGCCGTCAATCATTTCCTAACTGATACTGATGCATTTTTTATCTTGACTGACTGCCCAGACGGAATGAAGCATTTCGTGCGAACGCCTATAAGCACAAACATGGAAGGTGATTTTGACACTGGAAATGTTCGCTTTAAGGCTAGAGAGCGATACAGCTTCGGTTGGAGCAACCCTCGTGGCATTTATGGCTCACAAGGCGCTTAACCAGTGAAATGGAACCCGTGATGTGGGGGTTTCTTACTCAACCCACATCAATTTTATCTAGGGATAAACTTGTCCTACAGACTGACCTAGCAGACTTGCCAAGACGGTAGGACTTATTTCCACGGAGGAAATTATGGCAAAATCAACCTTTTCAGGACCAGTTCAATCATTGGCTGGTTTTATTTCGGCAGGAAACGCTAACGTAGTTAGCCTAACTGCTGACACAACAATTACAGTTGCAGCGCATGCTGGTAAAGTATTAATAACAAATGACGCAGACGGTAAATTTACTTTGCCTTCTATTGTCGCAACCGCCCCTGGTGCGGACGATGATCCAAATCAGTTAAATAATTTAGGTGCTACATTTACATTTGTTGTTGTTACAGCCGCAACAGATATGGACATTTTAACTGATGGAACAGATAAGTTCGTTGGTGGCCTATATACTGGTGTAAATGATGCAACAGGTAAAACTTTTATTTCTGGCGCAAGCAATGATGTCATTACTATGAATGGAAGCACTAAAGGCGGACTAGCTGGTAGTATTGTAAAATGTACTGCAATGGCTTCTGCTAAGTATGCTGTCGAAGGCATTATTCTTGGATCAGGAACACTAGTTACTCCATTCGCTGACGCATAAGGAGGTGACGCATGGCTAATACAGTCACAGGTCCCACTAATCAGTTTGATGGAGAAAAAACACTTATTGTTTATGCTTCAGTCTTATCAGATGGAAGTGCAAGCAGCACAACATTAGTTGATGTTTCTGCATTAAATGCTGCTCCAGATGGAACCGCTTGTTCTACTGTTACCTTAAAAAAGATTTGGTATACAGTTAGCGGCGCTCCTGATGCACCCGCTTCTTTAGATTGGGATGCAAGCACCGATGTTACTTTTCTGACATTGTCTTATGACAATTCGTTTGATTTTAGTGGCTTTGGCGGTTTGTCCAATACTAAAGCATCTGGTTACTCAGGCGATGTACTTTTTGTTATTCCATCGACATCTGATGCTGGGAATGAATACACCGTTTGGTGTGAGTTCACTAAGAACTACTAAGAATAATGGCTACTTCTGGATCAAGAGATTTTCAGCCTAATGTTGCTGAATGGATCGAAGAAGCCTACGAACGATGTGGGCTGGAAATGCGTACTGCTTATGACGCACGAACAGCCCGTCGTTCTTTAAATATTCTTTTTGCAGACTGGGCAAACAGAGGACTAAACCAATGGACAATAAGTAATGTCAGTCAAACGCTTACTGAAGGAACAGAATCATATAGTTTAAATTCTTATGTTGTTGATGTTCTTGATGTCGTTTTAAGAAGAACCGAAAACGGAGTGGCCACTGATTATCAAATGAATTCAATAGGTCGTTCTGAATATTGGAATATTCCAAACAAATCAAACAAAGCCAGGCCAACGCAGTATTTCTTAGACAAACAAGAGACACCTAAAATATACGTTTGGCCTGCGCCAGAGAACAGCACTGATATTATTAAAATGAATCAAATTTTAAGGATAGAAGATGCGGATGCTTCAGTAAATGATGTCCAGGTTCCTTTTAGGTTTTATCCTTGTTTGGTTGCAGGACTTGCATATTACATATCTCAAAAAAGAGCGCCAGAAAGAATGGAAGCACTAAAAGCAATGTATGAAGATGAATTCGCTAGAGCTCTAGCTCAAGATGAAAGTCGTGCATCGTTGATGGTTAAACCAAACATGCGTTCTTATGGGTATTAAGTATGTCTTATGCATCAGGCAAATATGCATATGGAATTTGTGACCGATGTGGTTTTAGATACCGTTTAGCAGAATTACAAAAAGAGTGGAACAACTTAAAAACATGTCCAGAATGTTTTGAGTCTAAAAGTCCACAATTGGATCCTTTGCCTCATACAGCTGATCCGCAAGCTTTATATGACCCAAGGCCTGACACAACCACCCAAACAGCTTCTCTTGGAGTGGTAAGAACCAATACTATTTCAGAATTTGATTCCAAAGGTGTTTATTTAGGCACTGGTGGAATGACAACAACTAATGATCCTATAGGTACTGACTTTGAAGGTCTTGAAGCAACAGGTGAAATTGGTACCATAACAGCAGGAGGTTCATAATGTCATTTACTTATGCAACATTAAAAACAGCAATCCAGGATTATATGGATAATGATGAGACAACATTTACCAACAACCTGGACAATTTTATAAAGATTACAGAAGAAGACATTTTAAAAAATGTTGAATTAAATTATTTTAAAAAAAATGTAACAGGCACAGCAGCATCTGGAAACGCTTATTTGTCAATGCCTACAGATTTTTTAGCGCCGTTTAGCTTGGCTGTTATTAATTCCAATGTTTACAGTTATCTATTGTTAAAGCATCCATCTTTTATTAGAGATTACACCCCAAATGCATCAACTACAGGTGAGCCTATATATTATGGAGAATTTGACGACACTACATTTATTTTAGCGCCAACGCCTGATGCAAATTATACATTTGAGTTGCATTATTTTTACAGGCCAACTTCCTTAACAGCAGGAGCTTCAGACGGAACTACTTACTTATCAACCAATGCGCCTAATGTTTTATTGGCAGGATCTTTACTTCAGGCCGCATTATTCATGAAGTTAGAACAAGCAGAAATTGGGACCTACAAACAAAACTATGACAAAGAAATGATGCAATTTAAAGTTTGGGCGGAAGGAAGAAATACCAAAGAAGAAATGAGATATGATAAAACCAGGGCAGTTCGATGATTAAAAAATTAAAAGGTAAAAACATTGCAATTGTAGCGATGGGAAAAAGTCAATTAGACTACCATTTATCAATTAGTCACAGTAAAGAATACGATGAAGTTTGGGCAATTAACTCTATGTGTGCTGTTATTAAGTGTGATCGAGTCTTTATGATGGATCCTGCTTCAAGATTTTTTGATACATTTGATGCTGGACCACAAACTCAAGTAATGAGAAGAACGCTGCCAAGACTGGACGTTCCGATTTATTCGTGCGAAAAAGATAACAGAGTCCCAGGGATTGAGCTCTATCCTTTAAATGAAGTTGTTTCAAAAATGGGTTGCGGTTATTTAAATAACACAATTGCTTATGCAATTGCATTTGCTGCTTACAATGAAGTTGGAAAAATCAATATGTATGGCGCAGATTTTAGTTACAGTACCAATGTTCATTTTGGAGAAATGGGCAGAGGATGTTGCGAATTTTGGTTATCCAAATGCATGAACAAGGGAATTGATGTTTGCATTGCAGCTACATCTTCTTTGTTGGATACAAATGTTTCAGAAAAAGAAAAATTATATGGATATCATAGATTAGAAGATCCGCCAGTAACATATATGGAAAATGGGAATTTAAAAACAACACAATCTTCTAATGTTAAAGAAGACAATAAAAAACCAATTGGTGTATCTGGAAGAAAAGACTACATGAAGGTTGAAAAGACCAATGGTCTAACGCCTCCAGAACCAATTAATTATTAAGGAGTATAAAATGCCACCAGGTGCAACAGAAAGAAAAAGATATATGAGAGGTGAAACTCATACTTCTAGAGGAGATTACGATATGAAAAAAAAGAAATCTTCAAAGAAAAATAAAAAAAGCAAGAAATATTGAAATGCAAACAGATTCATTTACACTTTCTATTGGTGACTTGGGTGTAAAAACCACTGAAAATAGAGGCCATACAGTAGATGAAATTGCTGAAATGGCTACTAATAAATTAGTTTCAGTTGCAGATACTGCACCTGGACCAATTAAAGCACAGGCACATGCTTTTAAA